GTGAAGGCAAAAACTTCTCTATCTTACTCAGAATAGTAACCACCTGAATATCAGTATATCAGGTAGTAGAGAAGGTAGTTAGTAACCTGGTGGATATGGTGGTTTTGGTACGGAATTTAAGTACCAAATCACATGAATCAGATCCAACTAAAGTACAGTGTAAGGCTCAATCTGAGAGCAGGCGGAAGATTTAGCATACTTTATGGGGTGATAAACCTTGAGGGTAAGCAGTACAAGATCAATACGGGCATTAAGCTTTTCCCTTATCAGTGGAATGTAAAGAAGCAGACAGCCATTATCTCCAACTTACAAAGCAAGCTGGACAACCATAACAGTGCAGAAGCCAATAAAGAGATAGAGGCTATCAGGAAGAGATTACAGCTTGTGGAGGATAAAGCTAAGCAGTTCCTTTATAAGAGTAATTCAGAGCTGCTAGAAGCATTAAAGGTAGCAATACAGCCAAGTAGAGAGATAAGCCTAAAGGATCAGCTTCTTGAAATAGCGTCCAAATCTTCAAACCGCAAAAGCCAAACCTATGCAGTAAATGCCTTCTTTGAATTTGCAGGATCTGGAAGCCAAATAAACAAAGAAGCAATCACTGAATTTGGGAAGTACCTTATCTCTAAAGGTAAGGCTTATTCCACTGCTGGGAATTACCAGATACTTATCAGCTTCCTACTTTCTAAGGTTGGCATTTCTACTGAAGGCTATACTAAGATTAAAGATGGCAGAAGCATAACAGAGCGGAAACAAAAGCAGGTAACACTTACAAAGGAAGAGATTCAATCATTAGAGGCTCTAACTGATCTACCTTACAGAGAAAGGATAACAAGGGATATTTTCCTATTGCAATGCTCTACAGGGCAAAGGCTTTCAGATATGGACAAGATTATACTTGGCAATTATGAAGTACTCAAAGAAGAGAAGGATATTAAGGTGATCTCCTTTCATAATCAGAAGACAAAGGAAAGAGTTTACATACCAATAAACAAGAAGGATCAGGCATTAGCCTTGAAGCTGAAGAAGCAAAGAGATATACTTGAGATTCTCAACAGCAGCACCTTCAATTACAAACTTAGGAAACTTTGTAAATTGGCAGGTATTACCTCTCCAGTAACATACAAAGACAAAGAAGGAAATCTTGTCACTCTACCTAAGTGTGATCTAGTCCACAGCCATTCAGCAAGGCATAGCTTTATCACCAACAGCTTTAATGCTGGACTATCAAAGGAGGACATCACGCTTATAACAGGACATACTTCTACTGATATGCTGGACAAGCATTACCTACATGAATGCACCACCACCATATCCACCAGGTTACTAACTACCTTCTCTACTACCTGATATACTGATATTCAGGTGGTTACTATTCTGAGTAAGATAGAGAAGTTTTTGCCTTCACTCCTTCACACACTTAGTAATCAGCAAGTTAGCCTAGTAGTGGCTTATTTTTGGTACTTGGCAAAGGTACAAACAAAAGGCTTATCTTCCAAAAGCAGCTTTCTTATTCCCAAATAGAGAGTGTCCCAAAACCCGCAATCCGCTAAGTACTATAAATAACGGATTGCGGGTTCTGGGACAGTCTACCTAAAAGAGATACTTCACTTCTTTTGCTCTCTAAGGAACTAAGAAGGTAGTAGCTTAGTGATCCAGCAGAGAGGTTTAGATAATGCCTTGTGTGGAAAATAAGGAGGCTTTGGGGTATGCTGCTTCTATTGTTTTTTGGGTAAGATAGGGGGGTATGTTACTAAGGCTACTGTAATTACTAAGGCTACTGTAGTAGCTAAGGCTTCTGTAGTTACTGTAATGGTAAAACAAAAGAGAGGAAGTAATTGGCTTCCTCTCTTTCTTGTTATTGGTTTGGGTTGTTATTGAGGTCATAAAATAGCACTGAAAAAAAAGTTGCATTTTTCTTGAAGAAAAATTTGGAAGTTTGGAATTAAAAGGGTAATACTTGGATAAAGACAAATGATACAAGTGATGTATCATTTGATAGACAGTAAACATTACCAGATTATCATATTAATCAGCTATCTGTATTGGTAGCATAAATCTTTCATCTTATGCTTACAACTTTCAAAGCATTCTTTTAGTCTAGGCTTTTTTGGCCTATGTAGATCACAGTAGTGATTATAATACTCCTTGATTTGAATCTTGGAGAAGTAGTTGATACCTTTTGTGGTATCCTTGGCATTGGTTTGATGCTTTATGTATTTGGAGTAATCCCCAATCCTTTTGAACTTATAAGAGAGAAAGGAGGTGAGGTATGAATAAGGCTATCAGTTACATTGATAAGGCTAAGGCTACCAGTGAGAGAATAGAGAAACAAGAGCTATTATCCTTTAATGGTTGCAAGGATATACTCACTAAGTTAGTGGAGAGAAGCAATTACAAGGTTATAGGCATAAAGCAGACCAAATAGGGCTGCAGTGTTGATTATATCCTATAGTGCAAGGATAAAGACAACAAGACACACTATTATATCTGGGAATAGAAGAACAGAACAAGTACAAAGAAGGATAGAGAAAGATACCACTACTCAGAGCTTAAGTCAGATAAGTTACGCAGGATATATCAAGTAGTAAATAAGATTATGGAGCAACTCAAAGAAAAAGGTGCATTAGTACCTAGAGAGTAGATACATGTGATGTATATTCAAATGCTCTATCAAAACGGTGCTACTTATGAATACATAGATTGCAACAATGAAAGATTTATGCTATTTGATGGAATTTCTTGGGATTAGATGATGATCTACAACCTTGACAGCATTAAGTGGAATGAGCTAGGGGTAAGTGTCAGGCCTTAGAGGTAGACACAATACAATGATTACAGCAGAATGTAGATAGATGAGATATACTAGATCCTTTACTCTAAAGGGCTGTGCTATGACAAATAGAGTGACAAATTATGCCGTATATAAACAAGATGAACAATAGGAGAGTTTACCCTAAAAGGGGTAACTCTCTTATTGCTTCCTAGCTCTACAATAGCAAGAAGTGGAAGAGATTGAGAGCTGCTTATTTCATGTAGCACCCACTTTGTGAGTACTGCTTGGATAAAGGCATTACAAGACAGACAGAAGAGATACATCATAAGATACCTATACTAAGAGGAAGAGACTTACTAGAAATGCAGTCTCTTGCTTATGATGCAAATAATCTGGTTGCATTATGTAGTAAATGCCACCATGAGATCCACAATAAAGACAGATGATTTATTTTGAAATCTCAAACTTAAAGGATATGATTGTACTGAAATCAGAAAACAAGGTATTTGAAACACGTAAAGAACTGAAGGATTACTTAGGTGGTAATAGAGGATTTAATCAACAACTGCGCAGAGGTAATCTTTTCTTTTATGATACCAGAAACAAACAACAGATCAAATAACAACCTTAAATTCATGCTTTATCATGACAAGAATAGCTCAACCCAATAATTTTGATTTTAACGCCTACGGCTTATCTGCAGGCAATTTATTATATAAGAATCTCAAGAGATCCAAGGTTAGTAGGTATAAGCACTTTACCCCAAAAGAAGAAGGTAAAGCTTTAGGGAAATACTCTACTACTCAAACTAAGAAAGAGAATCAGAAATTATCTAGGATAGAAATAGACAACACTTTGCTTAATGATCTGGTTAGATTGGATTATGATGAAATCAGGAATGAGTATCTACACAAATATCCCCTTATCTACAGAGTAGAAAATACCAAATGGATAAACGGACTATATCAAGAAGTAACTGAAGGGAAATTCTTTTCTCTCTCTTATATCAAGAATAAGATTGCACGTAATAAGAAGAAGTTTCTTATTGATAGAATGAACCTTAGAAGAGTTATAAAAGAAGATGCAGACGTGAACGCCCTTATTTATAACTCCTGGATTGATCTCAATAGCTTTGTAGATAATAATGATCAGAGTATATCTTTAGATTGGATAGCTGAAGCTTGTAAGAAAGTTTCAGCTAAACCTATTGAGAAGATCAAAGAAGAATACAAGCAACCTATTGAAGAACTCAAGAGAAGGACTTTTCCAAAGACAGGTATTATCTGCAGAAGAGGATTCAATACAGAAGAAAGAAATAGGATCATTAAAATGTACCATCAAGATTTACTTGACAAGCATTATGATCCTGAATTAAGCATAGTGGAAAACCACAAAGCAATCAACAAGGTACATAAGATAGGATTACGTACAATTGAAACCTATTGCAAAGAAAAAGGATATACTAAGCAGAAGCAAAAGGAGAAAGATGTAGAGAAGATCCTTAGCTTGTATGATTGTAATCTTTCAATAAGAAAGAACATAGAGGAAATGAAGAAGTATGGAGTAGAAGTTTCAAAAAGTACTCTTCAGAGAATACTCAAAACGTACACAGACTAGTAACTAACATATTACACAGACTTACCCACTTCAGGCCTTTTATTAGGCTTGTTGTGGGATAAGCCGTTTATACCTATATGAACAAGAAGACAAAGGAATATATCTTAGATGTGAGGAATTACCTTACTAAGTTGCATGGAGAAGTAAAAGCTGAATGGGAAGCACCATTAGAACTGCTGGCAGACAATATGGAGCTTTATAAGCAGTGTCAAGAATCAATCAAATAGAATGGTATTTTTGACCCTACAACTGGTAAGAAGAATCCACTCTTATCTACAATGAAGGACTTACAAGCTACAATTCTTAAGCAGATGCAACACTTTGGATTAAGTCCTTACGCTAATGCAAAGATCAAACTTACAGAATCAGATGAAACAGAAGACTTTATAGAAGAACTTACCAGAACATGATTACAAGCAATATGCATTAGATGTACAAAATGGAAAGATAACAGCTTGCAAGTATATAAAGCAAGCTACTGCAAGATACCTGGAATGGTTTGAAAGAGATGATCTTGAATTTAGATCAGATAAGGTAGATAGAGTAGTAAACTTTATAAGCAAGCTTAGACATTACAAGGGAAAGGACAATAAGAAGCCCTTTAAGCTGCTACCTTATCAGTTATGGATAGTAGCAAGCATATTTGGCTTCTACTATAAAGGAACAGAGAAACGCGTAATTAAATACGTGTACTGTGAATTAGCAAGAAAGCAAGGAAAGACTGCCTTAATGGCTGCTATCTGCCTTTACATGCTGATAGCTGATTATGAGAATGGCAGTGAAGTTTATCTTGTAGCTAACAGTGCAAAGCAAGCCAAGATCTGCTTTGAAATGAGTAGTGCATTCTTGAGCAGCATAGACCCCAAAGCCAAGTACTTTAAGAGGTACAGGGATAGCGTGAAGTTTGACAAAACAAAAAGCTTTATTCAGGTGCTTGCTGCAGACGCTTCAACCAATGACGGCTATAATCCTTACTGCTTCTGTTTAGATGAAGCACATGAGCAAAAAGATAGCCTTCTTTGGGATGTAATGGTAAGTGGACAAGGAACAAGAACAAATCCTTTGGGGATTATCATTACTACTGCTGGCTTCAATAAGTATGGCTTCTGCTACAACTATAGAAGTACCTGCTTGGAGATTCTGTCAGGAGTAAAGGAGAATGACAGCCAATTTGCTGCTATCTTCACTTTAGATGAAGAAGACAATTACCAAGATGAAGAATGCTGGATCAAAGCAAACCCCAGCCTTGGCATCACAGTGGAGAAGGACTACCTTAAGACACAAGTAAAGAATGCTATCAATAATTCAGCCCTGGAGGTTGGGGTAAGAACCAAGAATTTTAATCAGTGGGTATCAAGCATAGATACTTGGATTACACAAGATACCCTTTTGTCCAGTAGTAAGAAGATAGACCTGAAAGACTACAAGGAAAGCATTGCTTATTTGGGTGTAGATTTAGGAGCAGTTTCAGATTTAACCGCCTTATCTTGCATGATACAAGCAGATGATACCTTCTACTTTAAGAGCTGGTATTTTCTTCCTCAAAGTGCTTTATCAGGTAATCCTAATGCTGAACTTTACAAGCAATGGAAAAGAGAAGGGCATTTAATTGTTACTGCTGGTAATGTTACAGATTATGATGAAGTAACTAAGAAGATTCTTCAAATATCAGATTATCTATTTGTAGATAAGATAGCCTATGATAGCTACAATAGTACGCAGTGGGCTATAGATTGTACAAATAAAGGATTGCCTTTATATCCTTACTCTTAGGCTTTGTGGAACTTCAACAAGCCAACAAAAGAATTTGAGCGTCTAATCAAAAAAGGTAAGGTGGTTATTGACAATAATCCAGTTACCAGATGGTGCTTTTCTAATGTTAGCTTGAAGACAGATCACAATGACAATGCAAAGCCTGTGAAGAGTGGAGGATAGAAGGCAGGAATGAATAAAATAGATGGAGTGATAAGCATGATAGAAGCTTTGGGGGCTTATTTAGATACTCCTCAATACAGTAACACTATAGACTAATGAAACTTTTTGGATTCAATATTACAAGAGCTGAAAAAAGAAATAGCTCCTACTCTACTTTTAGTGAAGCACTGCAGTTTGGTAACTACAGCAACAATCACAGTGCAATGACTTTAAGTGCAGTGTACAGAGCAGTAGAAATCATATCAGACTCAATGGCATTGCTGCCAATAGAGATAGCAATCAAAACAGATGAGAAAGATAACAAGATGACAAACCACCCTTTGCACTTAGCATTCAAGGATGGATTACTTACTAAGTACAACCTGATGAAGCTCCTTATCCAAAGTGTAATGCTTAAGGGTAATGGATATGCTTATATCAAAAGGGCAGAAGATGGAACTCCACTAGATTTCATATATCTTGATTCTCAATAGGTGCAAGTCTTCTACAACAAGGAGAAAAGAACACTTTGGTATCAGTCTACAATTTTAGGCGCTGGAAAGATAGAGCCTTACAATATGATTCACCTGGTAAAGAATAGCTATGATGGCATAAATGGGATTTCTGTGCTTAGCTTTGCCAGCAGGTCTATTGATATAGCCAGTAACACAGAGAACAGCGCAAAGAATTTCTTTGGAAATGGTACTAATTTATCTGGTATCCTTACAGTAGACGGCCAACTATCAGGGAAACAAAGGGAAGATATAAGAAGCTCTTGGAATAGCGCATATACAGAAGGAGGGCAAGGATTAGCCATATTACAAGGTAATATGCACTATCAACCTA